CTTCAAAATTTGAATGCCCTACTAGTTCTGTTAGGATTTCATGAACCTTTCTTTGAGTAACCGGTAACCTCGTTGACTGTCTTACTATTAATCGTCGTCTACGGAAATCTAATGACTCTGTTGTAGGATCGGCAAGAATATCGTATCCTCGCTCACGCAATCGTAAGAACTTTTCACTGGCTGTCATAATAAATTGTTCGATTTCTACTTGTTTACGTGCGACATCCAAGTTGTCTAATTCAACTGCTACTGTCTCTGTAAGTTCATCTGTTTCTTTAATGCCATCATAAATATCTGGCAAATTTCGTGCGACTCGATTATCAAGCATCCAAAATCACCGTCCCAAGTACAGGAACTTGATTGTGAGCTAAATTGAAATTACTATCTTGTCCATTAATTGTTGATTCCAATACATCGCCAATTCCAACAATATCTAGCAATCTAGATTCGATTTGTAGCTGCCTAACAATTATAAAATTCGCATTTTGCCAATCTTTTCTGAGTGAAAAGAAATAATCTCTAATTGCATCTTCCACCTCATTTTGAAGTTGCCCTATTGTCACATTGGAGATGACTAATTTTAAATAAATATCAGTAGTAACTGTTTCAATTCCACTCACCGTTACCCGATGACCATATGGAGCAACTCCTAGCCCTTCTCCACTATTCACAACTGGATCTAATATCGTTTGCACTTCCTCAATTAATGAAGCTGTTGGAGGGTTAAAATCTGAATTAATAATGGTTATTCCGACTGTACCTCCACCTGTTGGAGTACGATATGGCTTAACACCTCCAACACCATGAATGCTCATAACTTTTTGGATATAATCATCCCGATTGCCTCCATACGGTATTTGCTTTCGAGTGAGGAAAAAACGTCTACGGAAATCCTCCGTAGGTTCTTCATCTTCACCAGGTATGAATAGCTCTGTTAGTTCTGCTGTCTCAAGACCATCAATGTATTCAATTGGAATTAAGGCACCGAACTGTGTATTACCGATCACGCCTGTTGTCTCGCATTGCATTTCATAAACACCTGGAGCAATTCGCTGGATGGCTATATAATCTAATTCGCCAAGTGAAAATCGAGACCCAATAGGAATATCTTTGCTGAACACACCTTTCAATATGGCATTGGTTGCTTTATAAGGATAGACACCGTATTCTTCTGCTCTTTTTATTAAATTTGGACGGGATGCTGTTTCAGGAAATGTCTCTAAAATAATACTGTCTAACGCTATATACATCTCTTGAAGTTCTTTCGCTGTCATTGCTCCTGTATCATAGATAATGGCACCTTCCCGTTTATCTACATCATTACTGATTCGCTCTAACATACGTTCAACAATCACTTCAAAGCTTTGATGCTCAAACATTATGCAACCACCACCTCTTTTGTAACTTCAATTTCTCCCACAATCGTATGAGCTGTTAATTGAACATATACTTTATGCTTCACATGACTAAAAGAAAAAGCATCAACACTATGGATGCGATCATCTTGTGTTAATGCTTCTGTTATCAAACTTTTTAGTTCGCTATACACATAGGGTATAGGCTGGCCGAACAGTTTTGCTATTTCAGCACCGTAATTCCATGAATAAATTAAATGGTCATAACGCTCTGTACTTAACGCTTTATATATAGCCTTTTCAATGGCTTCTCGTCCATCTGCATAGCCGATAATGCGCTTTCGTTCTAAATCCAGTTTGTAGGTACGAGAGGGTTGAACCATTTCCTCAAAATCTGCTGTTAATTCTTCTTCAAATCCATTTTGTGGAATCATCAAACCACCTCTTTATCTATGATTAAAAATTGTTGTCCTCCATGAACACGGAACATCGTCACTTTGTCACCTTGTTTTAGGCCGTTATAAACTTTATAAATCTGCTTAGTTCCACCATTCACACTCATTTCTACCTCATGATCCATTACAGCGCGAGTTAGTTTTAGGTGTTCCTCTCTAAGTGTCAACTTTTGATCAATTTGGACTTCTAATGGGTTTATACTTAAAACAGTGCCATAAACAACCGTAGTGAGCTTTTGAGCATTGATAACACCCAAAACTAGCTTTTGGATTTCTTTTAATATGTCCTCCATACTATGCAATGAAATCACCACCAATCAATTTTAAATCCATGCGATGATCAGACTCTTTGAAGGTATGCCTCACTGTTTCAACCATCATGAAGTTGGCCACAGTTAAGTCTCCAACGTACAACTGAACAGCTACTTGACTACCACCTCGTATAATTGGATTTCCAAATACTTTATTGATGTGTAACTTTCGTGTTTTTTGGTTATAAAGCTTTAACATCCCATCAGCTTTAGCTTTGCCGTTATCCTTTTCTCCAAGGCTATCAGTTAGTTGAAGTACACCCCATTGATTAATATGGCTTCCATCTTTAACGATGTAGACATCACGCCTACCTGTCTTTCTATTCTCGCGTACTAATTTAATTTTGTTGTACGTATTTTCGTCAATGGATGTCGTGTATTCAAATGACTCACCTGATTCTTGATCTATCAGCAAATCTGTTTTAAGTGTCCTAGCTTCACGTAAATTCAAAACTCCGAAGTCATCATACAGTACATATAACCTTTTAGTATTGAGCGTTGTTTCAGCTAATGCATTTGCCATGATGGTAAAAAGCTCTTGGTTATCCTCGACCATAGCAGGGATAACATGCTTTGTATTATCTACCGTGCCAGTCTTTAACCGAAAGTCTTTTGCAATCATTTGAAGTACTTGGGCAGCCGTCTTTTTGGAATACTCATACGTGTTTTTATTTTTAAAGTAGCGCAGCTGATCGTAGCAAGTAACAGTGATAACCCTATTATTTGTACGCTTCTTGGTAAAAACAAATCCGTAAAATATCTTATGACCATCATATTTGAAACGAACTTCATCACCCTCATGAAAACTAAGTACATCATCTTTAATCACATTGAACGTTAATTTACCTGGTGTACCTTTCCGGTGTGTTTCCCATACAATTCCTTCCTCTACAGCACATTCATACAGTTGCCCTTTACTCGATATATACAATTGTGATTTAGCCAAGTTTTATCACCTGCCCTGCTCTAATAACGTTAGGATTGCTGATATTATTGATTTTTGCTAATTCAGTGTATTTAGAGCCATCACCTAAATACTTCTTAGCAATGGCCCACAATGTTTCGCCTGATTTTACAGTATGTGTTTTTGGTGTTTCTTTGCCTGTTGTTGGCCTTTTCTGCTCTACTACAGCTTTAGTTGCCGTCTTGGATGTACTACTATTGGTCTTTGTAGCAGCTTTCAAATTGATTTTTTTATTACCATAATCTCGATACTGCTTTAACTGGATTCGTACATTGACATCAAAGCCGTTTTCAGCAGATTCTAGTATTTCATAATCTTCAAGTGTCACGATCATATCGGTGTCAAAAAGTAGATTGCCATTTGGCATCATACGATTAACTACAAACTTAAAGGGTTTGTCGGAGTTTTTTAATTTCTTTAGTTTATCCAGATAAAATGCCGCTGGTTGAAAACTACTCGGATAAACAGAAAACGGATATTTGACGTTAGGCAGTAATACCTCAAAATCTATATTCGTTAGCCCAGTTTTTTTTATGACATTTACTTCTCCTTCATTCATTAACACAGTAGTTTCGTTTCTTCCATTAATCTTCAGAGATAGTTCAGAAGGTGCAATAGGAAACTGTATACTGTCTAGAAAAAAATTATACATCTTCAATTGAACCTCCTTCTGCTAACATTCCTGAAACTTCTTCAACACGTTGACCAAATCTATCAATAATACCATCAATATCTAATTCACTGCTAATACGGTTTTCATTTTTCATATCTACTTTGATTTCTGCCGTTGTATAACGATTGATTGCTTCACGTTCAGCTATATCACGAAGATACTTTAAATCCTCATTCATTATTTTAATACCTTCAGTTGCCTTCTCGGTATTGTCTGCTGTTTTCTTACCTAACTCATTACCTTTATCAAGTTTGTCACCTAACGCTAATGCTTTATCAATGTCATTTTTTATCTTATCTTCTTGATTATTGTCTTTTTTTTCTTCTCCAGATTTAAATAAATTTTCTCCCCAATTGTAGCCTGTATCCCAAGCCTTACTTAAATTTTTAAATTCCATTTTAGGAGCTTCCCAATAATTATCAGGAGCTTCACCAATCCAGTTGTCTAAAACTCCTTTAAGACTTTTTAGATCACTTGTTATGGACTCACGATGGCTAAACTCAGTACCCATTTTTAAACCAACGTAAGATACAACACTATCTGGTAATAAACTTATAAACCAATTCCAAGCTTGTATGGCCCAATTGACTGCATCTATGATGGCATTAACGAAATTTGTAGCAAACTGATCCCAACCTTGTGACATGGAAATAGCAAGGTCTAAAACCAAAGTTGCTAGATTATAAAATAATCGTTTTACAGAGTAAGTTGAATTTTTCGTACTATTAACAAGAAATTCATTAAACGAAGCAAAAATATTCCAAAAAAAGGCGATTATATTATAAATAAAAGCATATAAAAACATGAATGCCCCAGCTATTATTCCTGTAGCACTAACCGAGGTCCCAGCAAAATAATTGAAAGCGGCTACCGCTAAATAGAAAAGACCAATAAGAATGACGATGGCTATTACTAAAATAAATATTGGATTGGCTGCTATCGCCGCATTTAAGCCCCATGCTGCGGCTGTTGCAGCTAATGTTGCAGATACATTCGTCCATGTAGTTGCAGTTAAAAGCCCAATTGCAAGCGTTCTTAGACCAGTCCAAAGCGCACTGGCCATTTCGGCTGCTTTTACTAGTAGTAAAGCAGATTCATATACCAACATTGCTGCTGCAACAGTACTTATTATAGGAACTATAAACGACCAACTATCCTTTAAACTCCCATCGGGTATAAAAAAATTCAATGTACTGGAGACAACTGAAGATAATTTCTCCATAGCAATGGTTACATTTTGCATGAGCTCCTTAAATGGATCGCTTTTTGCAATTTCACTTAATTTCGCTAATAGTCCATCAATAGCCATCCCAAGCACAGCATTCCTTATACTCTCTGCAGAAATCTTTCCACTACTTCCTATTTCTCGTATTTTATCGATTAAAATACCAAGGTAATTCGTAGTATTTTGGGCACCACTTGACGTAGACTGAAATACGGTGTTTAAATCTTCTCCTTGAAGGTTTCCACTTCCCATTGCTTGTGTAAATGGTTGCTCGGTAGTTTGTAAATCATTATTGATTAACCTAGATGTGGTATTAGTCTCGTTGGACAAGAGTACTCTCCCCACTACTTGAAAATCTAAATATTTACCTACTAACTCCTTGACTTTATTTAATAACCCATCAACTGCAATAGTTCCATCCCTAATGTTGTTGCTAAAATTTTGTAGAGAATTATCAGCCTTACGAATTTCGTTTTCAACTATGTTAAATTGCTCAGCAGTTTTAGCTAATTCTCTTTGAGCTAGTTGAACACTTGAGGTATCCATCATTTGCCCTGAAGCAACATGCATAACTTCCAATTGATTGACCATCCTAGAAACCATATGATGTATGGTTTTAATTGGTTTACTTAAACGATCTTCAATTTGAATTGCCTTACGGATTGTAGCCATGAACTCTCACCTCTTTATTAAAAAAAGCACCCTACTCGAAGGATGCTTTTTTATGGCTATTGTTTAATAATTTATCTTTTCACTTTTCAATGTAAAGTTGTATGCTTTCTGTTGCTTCAACTACATAATTCTGCATGGTTAAATTCACAAGACTCCAAAGTAACTTCCAAATCCATTAATTTAAATAATTCACCAATCTATTGAATTTTATATTTTCCATTTTTAGTTTGTTCTTCTTTCAATTTGCTCATCATCTTTTATTTCACCAATTACCTTGTCGGATGAGTTGATTATTGAATTATATCCACACACCACAGCAAAAACAGACATAACATAAGTAGATAAACATTACACCTTTACATCAATATTCCCTCTTATATAGAA